ATGAAGCGCAAGAGTGACATGAGACAAACTAGTAACATTATTATTATTCAGCCAATTATTACAGAAGAACAACTTGTCACAGAAGCACCTACTAAAACTTTGGAAATTTGTCACACCAAGAAAACAAATACTAAAATCTTAAAACAAAAGATAAAAGATATATACAAACGTAATAGTAATGAGGATAGCAATACTTCAGAAGAAAATATTGAACAAGCTGATTTTGTTGCGCATTGGGTTCCAAAACGTTTTGCTTCTCTAGCCTCTGCTTATTATTCAAAAGCGAAAACCATTCAAGAATTTTGGAGAGTAGTGAAACAGTGTAATCGTGTAGTGAATCATACAACAGGACAAACTGCTTTTGATAAAGAACAAGAACTACGAATTAGTGTACAAGCTATGAAAGAATTTGCGATGAAGGTAAAAGATGGAGTCAAAATGAAAAAGGGTAAGTTTGCGTATTTCAACGGTATCGTGAACAATTTGATGAACAAATATTATTTTGACCCCGAATTTGGTATGTGATGCTCTCTTTTACACTTCAGGTACCACATATACTTTTGCATATACACCTTGCTTTACTGCGAATTGTTCCAATGTTTTTCGCCTATATGCTGTGAGTGTAAAAAAGTGAATAATAGGGACTTTCCCGTTATATTTGTTTTTATAATACACAGTAAATTCACCGTACCGATTCATTTTTTCAGCGTTTATATTCATCGTCTGTTTACGATCAATTTCTACAGCGTTTAATATCCCGTCGTCATCTCGGAATTTCACATCAGAAATAATCGTTTTCTTTTGGTCATTTACTTTATAACGGATTGGTGCTTCTATTTGCCAGTCATCGGGACAAAACAAATAAAGCCATGCTTCATTTCTCATAAGACTATGCGCTAACCGACTATTGGGTATAACTTTCTCATTATCATCGAATAGCTCTCTACCATTTTTATTTAGGTAATATACATGTTCTTTTTTATACACTGTACTATTCACAAATGAGCTTAAATCCTTTAATATACGGTTTGCATTTCTTATGCCACCTAAATCATGTATAGCCATTAAATGCCTACGTGTAGCAAATTTTAGCTTTCTAATCGAGGCCAGAATCATCATCTGACGATTCATTTTGATATGTGTCTGGATGTTCATCTTTCTTCACCTCATATTGTTTTAGTACATCCCACATCTTTTCATTCGAAATATAAGGGACTTGAACTTCAGTCAATCGATCAGTCTTGAAAATCGCACGCCCTGGAATGCTGTGTATGGTTTCAAGTCCTGGTTCATCTATAACAACTTGTGAAGCCGTTGCTGTTGGCAACCTGAAGCCTAGCTTCGCATCTGAATTCTGTTTCACTTGGCGTGGTAACGTATCCCCAGTTGGATACTGTGTACAGAAAATCAGTCTAAATCCTAACGCTCCACCTATACGCGCTATATGAGAAAGCATTTGTTGGCAAGCCCCTAATAACTTTTGTTGTTCTCTATTCATACTTTTATCAGGACAAAGTTCTGCGCCTTCATCCACGATAATAAAATAGCGTTCTTTTATATTTGTTTCTACCACATTGGTATAATGGTGTCCTTTCATAAAAAGCATTTTTTCTTCCATCCTTTTTAGAATCATACTCAATACTTGAAAGGCCTCAATTGGCTTTTCTGCAATAGATTCTACCTGTTTTACGTTCGTGTAAGGTCCAAACTCCAATCCACCCTTTAAATCAATAATGTAAAAGTGAACATGCTCTGGATTAGCTACAGTAAGTGAAGTGAATACATTCTTTAAAAACACCGTTTTTCCCATCCTCGTTAGTCCACCTAAAGTCATGTGCGGTGTTTTATCAAAGTCATGACAAATTAACTCTTCTAAACTTTGCCCGATTGGTACACGCCATTTGCGCTCTTGAATTAAATCTGTTGACCATTCCCATCTCGTAGGTATTTCTTTATGGAATACTCGAATGTTCAATTTATAATTATCATACTGGATTCGAACGGGTTTATTTAGTCCTTCAGAAACAACATCCTCGACCTTCTGAATGATTTTACTCGGCATACCAACAGGTAAAGTATAAATATACGTTGTGCTGCGATCATCATCGTTTTGCTTTTGAAATTTTGGATAATGTAGCTTATCTTCTCTTTTGATTGCGATTCCAGACACTTCAAAGAATACTTGTATCTTGCGCTTATCATCATCTTTACGTTTGAACTTATTACTTACCAACGCATATCCAAATGAAGCAACGGGTATTAACAATAATTCAAGCATAGATAAACACTCCTTATATATCCTATAAGGATATAGTTGCATTTTTCTGGAAGATAACAGGACGAGCATTTTTGCTTGTGAGGTTTATTTTCCCTCTCTTCCACATCGTATTCCTTCATAGAAACGTAACGAGAACATAACGTAGAAGATATAAGAACGAGCCCGTAAGCGTCGTATACAAGGTTATACGTGGAAGCCAATGTGGAATACTCTTCCCCATTTTTTCAGCCGCACTCATCGCAATTACAGACAACCCTGTTGCTGTCCAAATAATGACTGCTTCTCCTGCAAGTGTCATAGCCATTCCTCCTCGACCTGTTCCTCTTTCTCACGAAATTTAACCCCTGATTTGGTAGCTACAATTTGATACCGATCCATTAAATCTTGCCAATCCAATATATCTTCCTCTTCCCCATATAAATCTTCTTCAATGACTTGTGATAAGCTGAAATACCCTTTGTACTCTTTGTTATCAAATACTTCATGGTGCCTCATGTGAGTAAGAATTGATTCCGTCTCTTTTCTGGATCTTGACTCGTTATACATGTGACGTAATTCTTTTGATGAATATAAATACGGCGTTGCATTGAGATAACTATACTGAGAGCGCATATATCCCTCTCCTCTCTTGATATTTACAGTGCCATACGGAATTCCAAGTAGAATTCTTCGTGGGCTTCCGAATGGAAGTAATATAGGTATATGAACAAGAAAAAGCATTATTGCCTGTCCTACTAAAGATTTTTAGATTTCCCTCAAACTTTTTTAAAGGATTAGCAAATTATTTATGGAATTAGACATTGAGGTGACTTTCTATGGAATTCAAATGTAGATTAAGAGTGATATTTGCTGAAAAAAATATTAAAATGGGCGATTTTGCTGACTCTGTAGGAATTAATCGTTCAACATTAAGCCTCATTGTAAATGGTAAAACCCTCCCTAACTTTACAAATGCTTATATAATCGCTCAAAACTTAAAAATCCCAATTGAAAAAATATGGATACTTGAAGAGGAGTAACACAATGCATAAACCACCATTTGAAACACTAAACCAAATCGTTGAAGGGTATTACCATCCTGTAAAGGGATTATCTGAGGTTGCAAAGTTTATTGTAGAACATATGGAAGAATCTTTATTTGTACTGGATTACAAAGGAATTTTGTATCAAAAAACATCCAGTCAAAAATATGATCAAGGTTACGAAATACTACTACTTCCTTATACAGAAATTCATTCAAATTCAAAGCAAGATTTATTACAATTGTTAAAGCGAAAAATAATTGTTTATTTTACATATAAAGAACGAGATCAACAGAAAGAAGAGTTTATACCTCATATGGGGAAGCAACTGTTTTCGTTTATGAGTCATCTACTGAAAAATATCCATGAGAATAAAAAAACAAACTCAATTAAATTTATTCTCATGGATATTGAAGCTATTGGTTACATTCCTAAGCTTCCTAAAATTATGGCTGGTTGCCGAGGGTTTAACATGGGGACCTGTTTATTTGTAGATGATAAAGAAACGCTACTATTCGGATATAGCAAAGAACAGGTAGACAAAATGTATAACAATAGCGTGATTATATCCAATCTATAATTAAATAAAAAAGGGATCTGCTCAAGTATGAGTAGATCCCTTTTTTCACCAAACTATTCTTTTGTTTTATTTATCTTCATACCACCAACCTTTACGGTCAAGGTATTCTTTCATCGCTTTTAATTGTGTATCTGATGTTGGATTAGAAATGAAATACGTTTCTCCATTAGGTTTTAAAATAAATTCAGCTGTCATTTTTAGGGACGTTAATGCTCCCATAACATCAGGCGTTTCATAAGGTGAAAAAGCACCTGACTGGATGATATTTTGTTTAGATGGTGGGGTCGTTACGTTCCCACTACCACCAACTCTTTGTCCAGTTAATGCATAAACAATAGAATTTGCAATCTTATCTACATCCCATTTCGCCATATCTGCTTCATTATCGATGAAACCTAATTCGATTAAGATTGCTGGTGCTTTAGTTCCTTTTAACACAGCTAAGTCAGTACGTTGTTTTGGACCACGGTCACGCCATCCGATATCTTTAGAAAGTTGGGCTGATACTTTAGCTGCTAAATCCTTTTGATCGTAGTAACAAACCTCCACACCGTTTGCTTTTGTATCATACTTGTTTAAATGATAAGAAATAACTAAATCTACATCATGCGAGTTGCAATTCGCTACGATATTATTTAAATTTTGCGCTTGTGTTCTTCCTACTTCATCTGTATCATCATAAACTGTATGCCCTAACGCTCTTAATTTAGCCGTTACTGCATCTTTAACTTGTCGATCCATAACGTGTTCCTTGCGATTACCATAATTCGCGCCTTGTACAATTTCATTATGTCCACCGTGATTACTATATCTAGCCATTATTCAACATCTCCTCTTAGTGTAAGTTATTTTTTTCTAATACATCTTTTTGCTGTATTCCTTTATTACTTAAATAGTTGTTTTTCCAAGCCATATACAAAGTGAATGCCCCAGTAATTACAGCTACTAAATCATTTGTGATTTTGTCGTCAATTGTTTGATACCCCACAAGATTTAAAACACTATTAATTACAGCGATTACTAATACGACATAACGACTAATTGAAGCTGTATCAAAATTTTTCATTTTCTCACCTCCCTCCAATAAAAAAAGTGACCGTATATACGATCACTTCCCTGCGAATTTAAAAAGAGCCATTATCCCACCAGTGATAATAGCTCCAACTACTGTAGTACCAATCCAAAATACTAATTTATCTAATCGATCAATCCTCAAATGAGCACTTTTCGCTGACTGCTGTGCTTCAATTGCAACATCCTTAACGTTACCAAGCGTATCTAACTTTGTTTCTACTCTTGTTAACCCAACTAATAGTTCTTTGAAGTCATCATGTTTTTGTTCTGGCATTTATTCGGCCTCCTTTTAAGCTGCAAAACAACTTGGATCCATTCCAAAGATGTCTGCAATATCTTCTTCACTTCTATCCTTCAGATAAGATTCAGTAGTAGAAATATCAGAATGATTAGCAAGCGATTTTAATTTTTCAAGTGGCACACCTTGTACTTTTAAATTATCTAATCTGCTATGACGGAAACAGTGAGGATTGATTTTATATTCCTTACCCTCTTTTTCGTATAGCATCTTAGCAAATATCTTGCACCAATAATTAAATACGCTCTTATTTAACGTTCTTCGTTCACCATTCTTATAAACTCTTACAAACAAATCTGGAATAGTATCTTTACCTCGTTGATCTATATATAAACGAATACATTTCTGCACTCGGGGATTGTAATATAATCTAAACTTTTTACCGCGTTTCCCTCGAACAATATTTGTGTAATATCGTTCTGTCAGCTCTTCTTTTTGAACCTGATAAACCTCATTTTTTCTAGCTGCACTGTAATAAGAAAGAGCTAAATAAGTTGCTAACATATATTTCTCTTGTTCAAGTAATCCATCGATTAACCAATTAATTTGGTCCTCATTTATAAATGTAATTTCTCTAATTGGATTCTTAGGTAAACCTCGCACCCTTGAACCTACATTGAATTCATAATTATAGTCATCATCATCTGCGCAAAATTCAAGTGCTGAACGTAAAGCACTCATTAATCCATTTACACGTGCATTAGACATTCCCATTTCTTGAAAAACAATAGATAAATTCCGAATGTCTTTACGGGTTAAATCAATCAGATTTTTATTTTCGAAGTGTTCATGTATTAGAAACAAAATAATTCGTAAATCCCAACCATATTGCTTTAAAGTGCTTGCCGCTTTCCCTTGTGCTTTCTTTTCGATTAGAAAATCTTTGACTAGGTTTTTGTTTTCTTGGCTAACATGCTTTTCATAAATTGCTTGGTCTACTATTCGTTTCACACTGATCATCTCCTCAAAATAAAAAGAGAAGCGAAATCGCCCCTCTTGATCTATGAATTGAATTTTTAC